CCTGGTCTATCCTTTTGGTCAAGGTTCTTTCTCTGATGCGATGCCTCTGGGTATCTCTGGTACGTTCAACTATATGCTTGTGTTCCAGGCAGAGCACAACATCCTGATGCACCCCTTCCATATGCTTGGTGTTGCTGGTGTGTTTGGTGGTTCTCTGTTCAGTGCTATGCACGGTTCTCTGGTTACTTCCTCGCTGGTTCGTGAAACTACCGAAAACGAGTCCCAGAATTATGGTTACAAGTTTGGTCAAGAAGAAGAAACTTATAACATCGTTGCTGCCCACGGTTACTTTGGTCGCCTTATCTTCCAATATGCTTCCTTTAATAACTCACGTTCGCTGCACTTCTTCCTCGCTGCATGGCCTGTAGTTGGCATCTGGTTCACTGCTCTTGGTGTTAGCACCATGGCATTCAACCTCAACGGTTTCAACTTCAACCAGTCCATCGTTGATAGTCAAGGTCGTGTGCTCAATACTTGGGCAGATGTTCTGAACCGTGCTGGTCTCGGAATGGAAGTAATGCATGAAAGGAACGCACACAACTTCCCTCTCGATCTTGCTGCTGCTGAGAACACACCTGTTGCTCTCACTGCTCCAACAATCGGTTGATTTAAAAATCAAATCTTCTGGGGATCTTCGGATCCCCTTTCTTTTTCTGGAGGTACATAATAATGGTTTCATCAACACTTTCACAACCTATTCAACAAAGAGGATGGTTCGATGTACTCGATGACTGGCTTAAGAGAGACCGTTTCGTTTTTGTTGGCTGGTCTGGACTTCTTCTTTTTCCCACTGCTTACCTTGCTCTTGGTGGTTGGCTTACTGGGACAACTTTCGTTACGAGTTGGTACACTCATGGTCTTGCATCGTCCTATCTTGAGGGTGCAAACTTTCTTACTGCAGCAGTTAGTACTCCAGCAGATTCTATGGGTCATTCTCTTCTGCTTCTCTGGGGTCCTGAGGCTCAAGGGGATATCGTCAGGTGGTTCCAACTTGGAGGGCTTTGGACCTTTGTTGCTCTCCACGGTGCATTTGCCCTAATCGGTTTTATGCTTCGTCAGTTTGAGATTGCCCGACTGGTAGGCATTCGTCCTTATAACGCAATCGCATTCTCTGGTCCTATTGCAGTATTCGTTTCAGTATTTCTAATGTATCCACTGGGTCAATCCAGTTGGTTCTTTGCACCTTCATTTGGTGTTGCTGCTATTTTCCGTTTCCTTTTATTCCTTCAGGGTTTCCACAACTGGACACTCAACCCCTTCCATATGATGGGAGTTGCTGGTATACTGGGAGGGGCACTGCTCTGTGCTATTCATGGAGCAACAGTTGAAAATACTCTATTTGAAGATGGTGACCAAGCAAACACTTTTAAAGCATTTGAACCGACTCAAGAAGAAGAGACATACTCTATGGTTACAGCTAACAGATTCTGGAGTCAGATCTTCGGTATTGCTTTTAGCAATAAGCGTTGGTTGCACTTTTTTATGCTTTTCGTACCAGTTATGGGTCTCTGGACTTCTTCTATTGGTATCATCGGTCTTGCTTTCAATCTCCGTGCATACGACTTTGTATCTCAGGAAATTAGAGCGGCAGAGGACCCTGAGTTTGAGACGTTCTACACGAAGAATATCCTTCTTAATGAAGGACTTAGAGCGTGGATGGCACCAGTAGACCAACCTCATGAGAACTTCGTGTTCCCTGAAGAGGTCTTGCCTAGGGGCAATGCTCTCTGATATACTTGGAGGGGCAACCCTCCTTTTTTATGATTAGTTCTGAAACACCTTATAAATTGGCAGAAATCATCAGAGACACTTGGCCTCAGATATATAGAGTGCCATCGAATAAAAAAGATGAAAAAGGTAGCAGTATTCGGATCCGCAAGAACGAGTCCTGATTCTGGACTTTATCAAGCAGTCGAAAAACTAGGAAAAAATATTGCGGAACAAGGTTGGATTGTAGTTACTGGTGGTGGTCCAGGAACTATGGAAGCGGCAAACAAGGGAGCAATGAGTGCATGTATGGGAAACTCTTTGTGCTCCGTTGCTGAGGCAATCTATCTCCCATTTGAAGATGGAGTAAATCCTTATGTTCAAGAATATGAAAAGCATCAAACATTCTATTCGAGACTGCATACGTTTTCAGAATGTGATGCTTTTATTGTGACTCCTGGTGGTATTGGAACTGTCCTTGAGATGGCAATGATTTATCAGTTGGTTCAAGTTAATCATATTGATAAGAAACCAATTATATGTGTTGGTAGAATGTGGAGAACATTAAAAAATTGGATAGAAAATGAAATGCTTGACAATGGATTTCTCAGTAATGAAGAAATGAAACTAATACATTATGTCGATAGATTTTCTGAGGCAACTCATCTACTTAAAGGACTTTTAGAATAAAAAAATGGATAATATATACGAAAATTATGTTCATACCAGAAAACTAAGTTTAAATCTTAGTAAGATAAAAAATTCTGCATATAAAATGTATGAATTTATTAACACTGAGTTTAATAAAAGTGGGGAAGAGTGTAATGGACAGATGAGCATGATTAATCAAATATTTGCAGAATATAATTTACTCATGTATCCATTTCCTGAATTTTATGAACTATATTCCGATATAAAGAAAATGTTTTATGATAAGTTGAGCTCGGAAGATCTTGACGAATCATATTATATTCAATCTTGGTTAAATTTTTACAAAAAAGGTGATTTTATCGATTGGCACTCTCACTGGCCACCAGAAGTCAATAGCTGGCATGGGTACTATTGTGTTGACGTTGAACCAAGTAAAACTTCATATAGAATAACAAGAGAGAATAAAAATATAGATGTCATTAATGAAAATAATTTATTAGTTTTAAGTAAAAGTGTAGATGATCAACATAGAACTTGGCCTTGGGAATATGACCATCCAAGAATTACAATAGCTTTTGATATTATTTCTGCTCCTAACATATTAAATTTCTATGGAGAAAACAAAATGGGAAAAAATCATTGGGTTCCAATTTAAATATGGAAAATTTTACTCAAACATCAGATAAGTTGTATGAAAAACATACATATCAGTTAGTGTATGAAAATGGGAATAAACAAGTTTTTGAAAATTATTATGATTTAATGTTTACCTGGACAAATACAAAGAAAGATTTATTATCTTATGTTGAAGTTTTAGATAATAAAAATAAATCAAAAAATATAAAAGGTTTCTTATGATAGTTGAAAGTTGGTCTGTGATTGAATCAAAAACAGGAAGAGTTATATGTCAGTGTTCAGATGAAACAGATGCTCTGATGTTGGTTTCTTTTGATCCGAATAATAGGATTTATTCAAAACAAAAATATATTTTGGATCAAGTAATAGATATTACATCTCATACTGATAAACAATTGCCTGGGCAAATTGGACTTCCTCCTGGAACTTATAGAATTGAAGATCAAAAAATTTATAAATTAGAAGAGAGTGATCTTCAAGTAGTTGAAATATGAATTATCAAAAAAGAAAACAAGCAGAGAATCAAAAAAAGAAAAGAATGTATACACCAGAAGGATACATAGCAGACCCTCCAGATGCTAAATGTCCTTATTGTGGCAAAAAGGGAAAACCATGTTCTTATGTTAATAGTTTGAGTCGTGCTTGGTCTAGAGATGCCTGTTCTAAAAAAACAAAAAATAATCAATAATCAAAAAGTTCATAATCTTTATTATAATATTTCATAATATTGTATTCTATTTTTTTGTTTTCTTTTATTTTATTTGGCTTTAATTCTGCAGGATCTCCATAATATGAGTATTCTTTGTGTTCAATATTATCATTAAATTGTTGATTGAACCATTCAATAAATGGTTTACTCAATCCATTTTCGTACTTATATACTATTGTTTTTTCTGATATAAACTCATGTTGTGGTCTTAACCAGTTCGAATTGTATCTTTTTGTTATTGCGTGATATTCTATAAATTGAGTTAATCCATCTTCAGTTTCTAACGCAGAGTATATATCATTTTCCATTTCCAAATACCATTCATTTATCATGCAATGTGCTGCAGATGCAAATCTTTCAAATGGGTTTCTAACTATTGCTAAGTGTTGAGATGTACTGACATCTTCCAACATTTCATATAGAGGATAATGTAAATGCATTATACTAATTCCATATATTGATTGATCATAATCATCATGGAATATATTATATCCATTATTGCTTAAAACTTCTTTTATATATCTACCACCAGTTCTTGGAATATGTACATGAAATATTTTTTTGTCCTCTTTTACGTATAGCATTATTATTGGATTTAAAAATATAATTATACACTATTTTATAAAATAAATAAAAAAAAAACTAAAGTACTTTATGGAAATACTAAATTCCCCTCAAGATTTTTTGTTTCATATGCATACGTGCTCACCAACAGAAGCAAAAAAAATGTGGAGGAATTCAATAAAAGAAAAATGGAATAATACCTGTGCCTATTGCGGGACTAAAACAGAAGAATTATCCATAGATCATATCATTCCACAGATGAAAGGTGGCAATGATCATATAACTAATGTGATATGTTGTTGCGTAAAATGCAATAGATCAAAGGGACATGAACAATGGGAACAGTGGTTTACTAGACAAAAGTTCTTTACAGAAGAAAGATATAATGCTATAATCAATTGGCAAAGGCAATTACTTACACAAGAATTAAATTTGTATAGATATAAACCAAGAAAAAATAAAGTTTTTTGATATACAGTTATGAAATTTACAGTTTATAGTAAAGAAGGATGTCCATTTTGCTCTAAAATAAAAGCAGTTTTAGAGCAAAGGAATTTTGAACATGTAGTATATGAATTGGATGAAGACTTCAACAAAGATGAGTTTTATGCTGAATTTGGAGAGGGTTCTACTTTTCCGCAAGTTATTGTTGATGGGAAAAAGTTAGGTGGTTGCGTAGATACTGTTAAGTATCTTTCTGAAAATAATTTAATTTGAATGGCACCTATAAATAATTCAAATACCACAGAAATAAATCGTGGTATTGAACTAATGCTTCGAAATAGGAGGGAAAAAGAAATTTCAAAAACTAATGAGAAAAAAATTTTTAGTTTTTGTAAGACGATTTCTCTCCTTAAGAGAGAAATAAAAATAGAATTTAATTTTACAGTGAAGTAGAAATAACTCTCTCGGAGGAAGAACAATGTTAGCAGCAGAACTCACAATTTTTTCTTTGGTTTCATTTTTATTTTTATTGGTTGGTGGAGTGATTGGTTGGCTAACAAAGCAACATGTATATAGTACTCAGCAGTTGCAAGTATATACACATCCAGAAATGTTCGATAATAATGGAAATGTAATTCCAGACGAAATAATAGCAGTACGATTTGAAAATGACCATGACTACGACGAAGACGAAGACGAAGACTGAACCAAAAACAGTAAAGTTGCCACCAAAACCATTTGCATTTGAAGTTCTTCAACTTGCTTCTAAACAGAGAAGCAATGCAAAAAAAGTAGAAATCCTAAAGGAATACGAACACGATTCTTTAAAGGCAATTTTTATTTGGAACTTTGATGAAAGTGTGATTTCAATGCTTCCCCCAGGTGAAGTTCCTTATTTTGGGGATAATGATTTTAAGACATCAACTATGACTGAAAGAATTCAGCAAGCAGTTGATACTATGGGTGATTTGAGTTCTAATTCTATTGGAGCATCTGACCAAAAACATACAGCAATTAGAACAGAATATACAAAGTTTTATAATTTCATCAAAGGTGGTAATGATTCTTTAAGTTCTCTACGAAGAGAAAATATTTTTATTAATCTTCTTGAAGGTATGCATCCTTTGGAAGCAGAGATTATTTGTTTATGTAAAGATAAAAGACTCCAAGAAAGGTATAAAATTACAAAAGAAATAGTATCCGAAGCATATCCTGATATTACTTGGGGAGGTAGGAGTTAATGCTAAAAATTCTCCATCAGGACTGTGATCCAGAACTTGCGAATGATCGTAGTTTACCATATACTGCATATCTAGTTGATTATGAAGATGATGGGGTTAAAAAGTATGACATTGTTATCTGTAATAAAAGAATAGATATTTTTGATTACTATTGGGACAAATATAGAGAAGGTTTAAAAAATTTTAAACAAAGTGAAGGTAGAGTAAATCCCAAACTTTGGGGTGTTCAAGTAAAGGAGTCTAAAAAGAAAAAATGAGTGAAAATTTTGAAAGTATTTTTAGAGATGAATTAAAAAAAGAGTTTGAAGAGAAACTTGGATTGACTATTAATCAAAACGAACTAAAAAAAGTAATAAAAGAATATAAGAAAATTAAAAAGTTTCAAAAGACTCCTTTGTATCAGGTGATGCAGATGGATAAAAAGAAAACTAAGTAGTTTTGTAAATATTGTATCAAACTTTACAAAATTACTTGACTATATACTGCAATAGGTCTAGTATGACCTTACGTTCATCAGAGAAAACTCTGACGCAAGTAGGACGGCGGAACGGAACGTTCATCCCAATGGGACGCAAACCGCCCGAAGGAACGGGACCTAAAAATCTCATTTCTTTGGAGGGATCCTCATGGCTAAAGTAGTATATCGTGGCATCGAATATGATACCCAGAAACGTTTGGAGTATCAACAACAAATGATGCAACAACCTCAACAGTATAATGAAACCTATCGTGGTGTTAAATTTACTAAGGAGGGACACAAGTGATGCAAAAACTTAATGTGCTTCAACTTATTAAAGAACAAAAGCAAAAAGAGCAACGTCGTCATCAAGCACTTCTTGCAAATGTAGGAGCAAAATAATGCTTCAATTTATTGTTTCATCTACTGCTACTCTTGGATTAACAATAATTTTACTATCAGCATATATCCAATGGTTATATAAGTGATGGACTATCACTACCATTCGGATGATATGGATAAAGATAACAGACCACCTGCTTGTTATCAACTAACATATAGGGGATGCAAATATTGGTCTTGTTATAGAGTGCATTTGCGAGAATGGTTTGAAAAAATTCTAAGTATAGAACCAATTTACAATAAAAAAAGTTAGAGAGGAAACATTGACTTCCTCTCTTTTTTTATGTAAAATGATTTGAGAAAGTACCTTACTTATGGACAAAGACAAACTCAAATTAATTGTCCGTAATCTAGAACTTTTGGTTGATTCTTTAAAATCAGAAATTTATTCTGATGTGGATTCTTATAAAAGACCAAAATTAGAAAAACCAACAATAATGGATTACGACGAAGTTTTTTATGACGGAGATGACGATGGATACCCAGACTAAACCTATTGCTAAACTGATTTCTGTTACTCAAGGAGCAGGAGAACTTGCAGGAAAATCTGCACAAGAAGTGATTACTTATACTGCTCGTGTAAGTAATCCCAGTAATCAACTTAAATTTGATACTGCTGCTGGACTTCTTAAGTATTGCATTAAACAAAATCATTGGTCTATCTTTGAGCAAGCAGATATGACCATTGAAATTAATACAACTCGTGGTATCGCAGCAC